TTTAGAGTAGATTGGTGGGATGTACCAGGAAGAGATGATAAGTGGAAACAAGAAACAATTGCTAATACATCTGAATTACAATTCGAACAAGAATTTGGTAATACATTTCATGGTAAAGGTAATACATTAATATCAGCTAATCATTTATTAGCACAAAAAGCTGTAGATCCTATTCAATATCAAGAAAATATATGGTTATATAAAGAACCTATAGAAGGACATGATTATATAATAACAGTTGATGTAGCCAAGGGTAGAGGACAAGATTATAGTACATTTACTGTAATAGATGTAAGTACTAATCCATTCGATCAAGTAGTAGTATTCAGAGATAATAATATATCACCTATGCTATTACCTGATATAATATACAAATACGCTAAAACATATAATGAAGCTTATATCATTGTAGAGTCGAATGATGCTGGTATTGTTGTATGTAATGGGTTATATTATGATTTAGAATATGAAAATATGTTTGTAGAATCCGCTATTAAAGCTAATGCTATTGGTGTTATGATGACCAGAAGGGTAAAAAGAATAGGATGTTCTACAATAAAAGATCTAATAGAACAAAAAAAATTAATGATATATGATGCAAATACCATAATAGAAATGGCTACATTTGTTGCAGTGGGTAAATCATATATGGCTAAAGCACCAAATCACGATGATTTAATGATGAATTTAGTCTTATTTGCATGGTTTACTACAACAGATATATTCCAATCTATATCAGATATTGATATGAAAAATATGTTATATAATGAACAATTAAAAGCAATACAGGATGATATGTTACCATTTGGTCTTGTAAATGATGGACAAAGTACAGATAAAGGCGAAGGAGATGGGGAAGGTAATGTGTGGTTTGAAGAAGATACCAAAACCACAGGATTATTTTAATTATAAATAAGTATGAGTGAAAATAACCATATTATGTTAACTTATAAACAAACCTTATTGAGAGGATAAAGCGATGGCATTTCAAGTATCACCCGGAGTACAAGTCAAGGAAATTGACGCTACTTCCGTAGTACCTGCCGTTTCCACTAGCATTGGTGGAACCGCTGGGTCATTCAATTGGGGTCCAGTTCTAGAAGCAAAATTAATTAGTTCCGAACAAGAATTAATTGATACGTTTGGAGAACCAGATGATAACACGTTTAAATATGTCTTAACAGCAGCATCATTTTTGAAATATGGTAACGCTCTAAGAGTTGTACGTGCAGATTCTGGTCACTTAAACGCTACTGCAGATGGTAACGGACTCAAAATTAAAAATGATGCCCATTACGTTGATTCAAGCTATAATACTGGTGCAGGTTCTGTTGGACACTGGGCGGCTAAACACCCAGGAGCCAAAGGAAATAGTCTAAAAGTTTGTATCGTTACTGAAGGTGTTAATAGTTGGTCAAGTATTACATACGCGACTGGCAAAAAATACTCTGAAGTTTTTGATGCAGCTCCTGGTACTAGTGAGTATGCTTCTAATTTAGGTAAAGGGTCTATAGGGGATGAGCTTCACGTTCTAGTTCTAGATGAAGATGGTTTATTCAGTGGAACAGCTAATACTGTTCTCGAAACCTTCTCTTTCTGTTCACAAGGATCTGATGCAAAAGCCTCAGATGGAACTTCTAATTACTACGTAGATGTAGTTAATAATGGTTCTAAATACGTTAGATGGATGGATCATCCAAGTGCATTATCAAATGCAGGTTCTGCAATATCTGCAGCATCAAGTATAGCTGGTTCAACAACCGCTATAACTGATAGCTTAGCAGGTGGAACTGATGATAATGCTCCAACAGCAGCTGAAGTTGCAGCAGGATTCGATTTACTCGAAGATGCTGACACAGTAGATGTTGGATTACTATTTGCATATCCAGACGCTAATGGCGCAGAAACAATCGCAGAAGACTTAATCTCAATCGCAGCAGCAAGAAAAGACTGCATGGCATTTGTATCACCTCCGATAGCAGATTCGCAAGGATCCGCTGCACCGGACACAGATGTTATGGCATTTGCTAATGGACTTACATCTAGTTCTTATGCTTCTTGTGATTCAGGTGCAATCTATGTTTATGATAAGTACAATGATACTTATCGTTGGATAGGCGCAGCTGGTCATATAGCTGGACTTTGTGCAGGAACAGACAGAGTTGCTGATGCATGGTTCTCACCAGCTGGTGTGAACAGAGGGCAATTATTAGGTGTTACTAAGCTAGCTTGGAACCCTACACAAGCCCAAAGAGATACGTTATACAAAGGTAGAGTTAATCCTATAGTTTCAATGCCTGGTCAAGGCACAATTCTATATGGAGATAAAACTCTATTAAGTAGACCTTCTGCATTCGATCGTATTAACGTTCGAAGATTATTCATAACTTTAGAAAAAGCTATATCAACAGCAGCTAAAGCTCAACTATTTGAATTCAACGATGAATTTACTAGAGCTCAGTTCAAAAACTTGGTAGAGCCTTTCTTAAGAGATGTGAAAGGTCGTAGAGGACTAACTGATTTCAGAGTAGTCTGCGATGAAACAAATAATACAAGTCAAGTAATTGATGGTAATAACTTTGTAGCTGACATTTTTGTCAAGCCAAATAGATCTATCAACTATATTACATTGAACTTTGTAGCAACAAGAACCGGCGTAGACTTCTCAGAAGTTGCTGGTACATCGAGTTAAGGGGGAGTAAGACATGGCAATATTAGGCATAGACGATTTTAAATCAAAGCTTACTGGCGGTGGTGCAAGACCTTCCTTATTTAAAGCGACTGTAAACTTTCCATCTTTCGTAGCTTCAGCAAACGTTGAACTTACTTCATTCTTATGCAAACAAGCTTCTATTCCAGCTTCAACCGTTAACGGTTTTGAAATTGGTTTCAGAGGAAGAAAAATTAAAATAGCAGGAGATAGAGTTTTTGAAAACTTATCACTTACTATTATTAATGATGCAGAATTTGATGTAAGGAAAGCTTTCGAAGAATGGATGAACGGCATTAACGAACACGTTAACAATACTGGATTAACAGATTTAGGTGACTATTCTGCTGATGTAGTTATTGAACAACTTAGAAAAGACGGATCTACTTCAAAGAGATACGACTTTAGAGGATGTTGGCCATCTTCCGTAGCAGCTATTGATCTTAATTACGATACAGTAGACTCTATAGAAGAATTCACAGTAGAACTACAGGTTCAATATTGGGAATCAGACACTACTTCGTAAGTAGTATAAATATGTTAGAAGAGGGGATTAATTTCCCCTCTGATAATATGAGGAATTAAAGTATGGCAGAATTTTTTGGATTTGAAATAAACAGGAAGAGTTCTAATAAAACTCCTAGACCTTCCTTTGTACCTGATACCGAGGCGGATGGCGCTGGTGTCATACAATCTGGTGGGCATTTCGGTGTTTATCTCGATCAAGATGGAGACAAGGTAAAAGGTGAAGTAGACCTTATAATGAAATATAGGGATATATCAGCTCAACCTGAATGTGATGCAGCAATTGAAGATATAGTTAATGAAACAATTGTAGGAGATCACGATTCATCTCCTGTTGATTTAAGATTAGATGCTTTAGATGTATCTGATCAAATGAAAGAATCGATTAAACATGAATTTAATCAAATTTTAAAAATGATTAACTTCAATCAATACGCACATGATATATTCAGAAAGTGGTATGTTGATGGAAGATTACCTTATCATGTTATTATAGACGAAGGATCACCTAGTAAAGGTATTAAAGAATTAAGATATATTGACCCAGCTAAATTAAGAAAGGTCAAAGAGATTGAAGAAAAAGAAGATCCTAAGACTGGTGCAAAGATAATCACCAAACAAGAAGAATACTTTATTTTCCAAGATAATAAATTGGAAAAACATAATCAGGGAGTTAAGATTCACCCTGATGCTATTATATACTGTACTTCAGGTCAATTAGATCCTGGAAGAACAAGAATCTTATCATATCTACATAAGGCTATTAAGCCAGTAAACCAATTAAGAATGATGGAAGATTCTTTGGTTATCTACAGAATAAGTAGAGCACCAGAAAGAAGAATATTCTATATTGATGTTGGTAACTTACCAAAAGGTAAAGCAGAAGAATACCTTAAAAACATTATGAACCAATATAGAAATAAATTGGTATATGATGCTAGTACAGGTGAGATTAAAGATGATAAAAAGCATATGAGTATGCTTGAGGATTTCTTCCTACCAAGAAGAGAAGGTGGAAGAGGTACTGAAATATCTACATTACCAGGTGGTGAAAGCTTAGGTCAAATAGATGATATAATATATTTCCAAAAGAAATTATATAAAGCTTTAAATGTTCCATTAAATAGATTAGAACAAGAAGCTCAATTTACTTTAGGAAGAAGCACAGAGATATCTAGAGATGAGGTTAAATTTAAGAAATTCATCGATAGATTAAGAAAAAGATTCTCAGACTTGTTTATGCAAGCATTAAGAACTCAGTTATTACTGAAGAAGATTATAACTAAACAAGATTGGGAAAGCTGGAAAGAAGAAATAACTTTCGATTTCATTGAAGATAACTACTTCAGTGAATTAAAAGAATCAGAAATGATTAGGGAAAGGTTCGAGATGTTAGCTACATTAGATGAATATGTAGGTAAATATGTATCAAATGAGTGGATACGTAAACAAATATTACGTCAAACTGATGATGATATTCAAGAAATTGATAAACAAATCGAAGCAGAACAAGAAAAAGATGGTGAAGATCTCGATCTTGACATCTAAATTTTTATAAATAAGAGTACGAGGAAAACTTTATGAGTACAAATGAATTGATTGATAATATCGCAAATAATGATAACGTAAAAGCAAATAAGAGTTTTGATTCCTTAATGAAATCAAAATTGAATGATGCTTTAGATGCAAAGAAGGTGGAAATAGCCTCTTCTGTGGGTAAATCAAACGATGAACCTGAAGCAATAGAAGAACCGGTAGAAGCCTAATGTTATTCAGAGAGTTTCGAGAAAAGATAAAGACTCAGCCAGTAGTAATTAAAAAGCTTGGAGATAATGTAGTCATTTTTAAAGAAAATGATATATACAAAGTTCAAATTGCTAATCAATTATTAGATGAGGACTTTACTGATATTCTTGAAGCAGAAGAAGCTGGTATGGATTTTCTTAAATTATTAGAGGATAACTAATATGAAGTTAATATCAGAATACGTTGAATCTCCATTAGAGGTTATCGTAGAAAAGACAAATGGTAAAAAGAACCTTTATATAGAAGGTGTCTTTATGCAGGCCGAAAAGAAAAATAGAAACGGCCGAATATATGAAAAAAAGATTTTAGAGAAAGCTGTTAGCAAATATGTTAAAGAACAGGTTTCTCAGGGAAGAGCAGTTGGAGAGTTAAATCATCCAGAAGGACCAACTGTAAACCTGGATAAAGTTTCACATAAAATTACGAACCTGGAATTCCAGGGAAATAATGTTTATGGAAAAGCATCAATACTTAAAACCCCAATGGGCCAAATCGTAGAAGGTTTGCTCGAAGGTGGAGTTAAGCTTGGTGTATCAAGTCGTGGTATGGGAACTCTTGAGAACAGGAGAGATGGCGCGTATGTACGGGATGACTTTATGTTAGCCTCCGTAGATATAGTCCAAGATCCCTCTGCACCTTCCGCTTTCGTTAACGGAATTATGGAAGGAGTAGACTGGATATGGGACAACGGCATTTTGAAACCTCAAGACATTGAAGAAATTGAGACTGAAATTAAACGTGCTCCAATGAAGGCTTTGCCTGAATTGGAAATAAGGGCGTTTAAAAATTTCCTCTCTAAATTATAAATTACTTTGGGAGACAAAGATATGTCTAATTTGACTAACACATATAAAAAAATAGTCGAAGGCGTCGAGCCCGAATCAGTAGAAGAAATTGCTGAGACTTTGGAAGTTGAAGTTCCTGTAGAGGAAGATCAAGTAGAAGAAGTTGTTGAAGCAACTGAAGAAGCTGAGGAAGAGCAAGTACAAGTTTCCGAAGAGGAAATTCAAGTTGATGAAGCTAAAGTAAAGGAAGATGATGACGAAGATGAAGATGAAGACGACGACGATGAAGAAGTCGAAGAATCTGCACCTAAGTTTGAAATGCCTAAAACTAAAGCTGGTATCATAAACGCCGCAGTCGACATGCTTAAAAAAGCACGCAAGCACGAAGCGCAAGAGCTATTCGCCAGGATGGTCAAAGAAGTTGAAGAGTCAATCGATGACGGATCAGTAGATAAAGCTATTGGAAAAGTAAAAGCAGAAAAGGATAAGTCTATTAAGGCTAAACCTTCTGATGCTTCTGCTAAACAAGAAGCTGCTGATTGGTCTGAGGACTTGGATCTTATAGTTGCTAATGAAGCAACATTATCCGATGGATTCCGTGATAAAGCCTCTGCTATCTTCGAAGCTGCTTACCAAACAAAGGTAGGTGCTGAAATAGATAGACTTGAGTCTGAATATGCGCAAAATCTTGAATCTGAAGTAAAGGAAGTCCAAGAAGGCATCGTAGAGAAAGTAGATTCATACTTGAACTATGTTGTTGAAAATTGGATGAAAGAAAATGAAGTCGCAGTACAACAAGGTCTTAGGACTGAAATTGCTGAAGAATTCATGACTTCTTTACAATCAGTGTTCAAAGAACATTATATTGAAGTTCCAGAAGGTAAAGCTGACCTGATCGACGATTTAGCTGATCAAGTTTCTGAACTGGAAGAACAGCTCAATAAAACCACTGAAGACAATATACAATTACACGAAAAAGCTCAATCTTTTGAAAGAGCGGAAATCGTGCGTAAGGCGTCTTCCGGCTTAGCAGATACAGAAGCTGAGAAACTAGCTGAACTAGTTGAAAGTGTAGAATTTGAAGATAGCGAAACTTTTGAAAATAAAGTTAATGTTATTAAAGATTCTTACTTTAAACAAGAAGTTAGCGAATCAACTGATGAATCTGATGCACTAGTAGGCGAAGATGGGGAAACACCTGTTGAATTATCTTCAAATATGAATGCGTACTCTCAAGCCTTAACTAAATTTAATAAC